TATATTTGTAGGAATATAGAACTATTTCGTCCTACTTACGAAATAAACCCACCAACACCAACAATGCGACGAGTCCAGCGAAACCAGCTTCGCCGAATTTGTTTATAATTGATGTTAGGTTACTAATAACATTGACACCAAAGACACCACTTCCAAATATTACTTCAGAAATAGCACCAATAGCGACAAAGGACATCATCAGATGTGCAACATCGTCAATCCATCCTTTAACCATTGTTATTGCTTCCTTCATGTTCATCTCCAGTTAGTTAGAAAAATAGGGTATAAATAATCCCTATTTATAACTATATTTGATGAAATGTAAAAATTTTTTATATTTATTTATATATTAGAGGTTATTGTACTTTCAAATACTTATTATAAAGGAACAAAAATGGCAAACGACTATGAAATATTCGGTGGAAAATCACTATCTGGGTTATTTGAGGATATTTACAAAAATACTGAAAAGAACAGGAAGCAATTAGATATCTTAACAAAGGAACTTGTAACCTTTATTAAGGATGGAGATACTGCAGTTCAGATAGTTCCTATGTTAAAAGAGTATTTAGAGATAAATGTAAAGAATGATGACCAACTTGTTAAGATGGCTGCAATTGTACAACGTATTATATCAGCTGAAACAAGAGCCGGATCAGATGATGAATTTGGATTAACTGATGCAGAAAAAGAGCAATTAATAGGAAATATTGAAACTGCAGTAGGAGAAATACAATCTGAAGTAGATACAGTTAATACAAAAATTGAAATAACTTCAGGATCAAGTATCGAAAAGAATTAATGGCATATTTTACTCCAGATATTAAAGATAACCCTATAAATAAAATAAATACTTCATTAGTTACTGAAGCGAGTTTAAGTAGTATGATCAAAAGTCAATTTTCTTGGCTAGGAAGTCAACAATTTTATGAAATAGAAGCAGGTGAAGTAATAGTAGTATTAACTGAAGTAGATGATTTACCACCACTACCTGATACAGGAGAACCAGATTATTCATATTATGGTGCGATAAAGGCTAGACAACTTACAAGTGAATTAGAAACAAAAGAAGAAAATCTTCCCTGGAGATTTCCATTAAATACTTCTACTAGAGTTATGCCAGTAAAAGGTGAAACTGTATTATGTGTAAAGTATTTAGATGAACCATATTATGTGGATGTTGTAAATAGGTTACAGAATCCAAATTTAAATTCTAGAGATGCTGGAGATTCTGAAATACTCCTTGAAGAAGATGAAGAAATATTATTAAACCATTTTGTTAGTGTAGATGAAAGTTTTGGAAATCCAACTTCACCGCCTCCAGAATCTATTAAAAAGAGTTATGATTCACAAAATATATTCGTACCTATACAGATTCAAAATGTAAAATTAAATCCTGGAGATACTTTATTACAAGGTAGATTTGGAAATATAATTAGATTTAGTAGTGACCAAAAAAATTCGGATTTTTCATCTAATATAAAACTTTCTACAGGACAATTACATATACCACAGGGGCGTGAACTCGATAGGGTAATTGCTGATCCTAAAGCAGTTATTGAACAGAATATTAAACGCGATGCAAGTTCTATTTATTTAACAGAAAATGAGACGGTTGATTTAAGTGTAAATTTAATTTCAAAAGTATTACCTGGACAAATGTTATCTAATAGAAAAGCTTTTAGTGGGGCACAAGTTATTATAAATTCTGATAATGTTGCTTTAAATGCTAGAAAAAATGATGTACATTTAATGGCAAGTCAAAATGTAAATATGACTGCTAGAAGGAGAATAAATCTTGAGGCTCCCATAATAAATTTGGGAGATAGAACGGCAAGTCAAGCAATAATAAAAGGTGATATTTTTATAGAAGTTTTCAAAGAACTTTGCATGGCGCTAAAAACATTTGCTGAAAGATGTGGAAATGTAACTGCACCGAATCCACTTGCTAAAATTTTAGAACTTGAGTTAGCAGCAGACTCATTTAAACTTAGGATTGATACAAAGGTGTTACCTCATTTATCTGATACATTATCTAAAAGAAATTATACGAGTTAATTATGGCAAGTAAAAATCCAATTGTATATCTAATTAAACTAATTAGTAAAAGAATGCAAAAAGAAATTAATGAAGAAACTTCTGATGTATATCGTAAAAAACTAGAGGTAAGAGATAAAAATTTAGAAGCTATTTATCAATCCGATGAAAATCGTGAGAAGATGAAAGAGACTAAAGAAGCATGGGCTAACATAACAGAGAAAAAAGAAAAATATGAAAAATCTAAAGATGGAGTGTCATTATATGATAAAATGATAAAATTTCTTGGTGCAATTAATATAAGTTTAAAAATACAAGATAAAGCCCAGTTGGCTAATCCTGTTCTTGCACCAGGAATAATAGCAGGTAAAATTACAGCGTTTATTGAAGAACAAAAGAAAGAAGTAGAGTATATAACAAGAGTTGCAAAGACTCAGAAAAAAATTATAAAAGAAGATTTAAAATTTTATGGGGCAGGGTTGGAAGCATTAATTGATGAAATAAATAAGGGAGATGATGATTATAGACAAGAAATATTATCAAACTTAGACCCGTGGGCACAACAAGATCCATATATAGCAGATGCTCCATATAATAAGATTATGTCAAGATATCAAGAACGTTTAGGAGCGCATGAAGTAGCTGCTGCAAAAGAACAAGCATCGGGTGGAAAAAAATTAGGAGCAGGTTGGGGAGATATTGCAGTGGGAGTGGCAGGAGCGGCGGTGCTTGGTGGAGTAGCTAGCCAACTCCTTTCTCAAGGAAAAGAAAATGTTACAAATTCATCAATGAATTTAGGTGAAGGTACTGATACAGCAGAATATAATAATCAACGTTATTATGAAGAACAATTATTAAAAGGTATTGAAGAAAAACAGAGGAATGGTGAAGAATTAACTCCTGAAGAGGAAGAAGCAATGAAAAAAGCAATAGCAGGTACTACCCCAGGTACAGTATATAATGCGTTTCAAATTACTTAACAATAAGAGGTAATGTTATGAAAGTAAAACAACTAAGAACTATTATTAGAAAAATGGTAGTAGAAGAGGTTAAAAAGCAAGTTAACGAAATATTTATAAAGGAACAGGTAAAACCTTCTCGTATGGTAGCAACAAAGCCAGTAAAACGAGAAACAGTTAACTATACTGATAACTCTACATTAAATAAAGTTTTAAATGAAACCGTTGGGTTTAAGGGAGAAACTGAAGAATATCCAACTATGGGTGGTAAAGCCTATACTACAGGAGATATGTCAGAGGTATTAGGATATGGAGAAATGGCTTCTCCTGAACTAAAAAGAGATAGAGTTGCAGCACAAACTTTAGCAGAAAAGGGTGTTACTCCAGACCAAGTAGGTGATGGAGTTGTTAACGCACTTACAAGAGATTATTCTGATTTAATGAAAGCAATGGATAAAGGTAAATAATGGCAAACGTAGTAAAATATTCAGCACTTGGTATTCCGTTTGGAATGTCATACCCATTAACGTTTGGAACAGATACTAAAACATTTGGACAAATTATGGAATATGGCACAACTATTAAAAATAATGTGAGGCATCTTTTACTTACACAAAAAGGTGAAAAAGATATGGATCAGGATTTTGGTACTAATTTACATGGAATACTATTTGAATATCAAGTTGGAGATTCAGAGTTGGAAGCTGCGATAAATGATACTATTAATCAGGCTGTAGAGAAGTATATGCCAGGGGTAATTGTTAATAGTTTAGTCGTAGAACCAAAAGATAATCATGATGGAGCAGTAGTAGTAAAAATAGATTTCCAAGCAGATTTTTCGGATCCAGCTAACTTAGAATTTACAGTAACTCCAGATGGGGGCGCTGAAGATTCCGCCGGCGGTGTAACATCAACGTTACTATAACATATAGGATAAAAAATGGGTGAATCAACAAATATAAAAAAAGACGTAAAAAGAGAAGTTAAGTATTTAAATAAAGATTTTTCACAATTTAGAGAAAGTCTTGTAGAGCATGCTAAAACATATTTTCCAACTACCTATACAGATTTTAGTGATAGTTCTATTGGAATGATGTTTGTAGAGATGGCATCATATGTTGGAGATGTTCTTTCTTATTATGTAGATAATACTTTTAAAGAAACTATTTTAGCATATGCTGAAGAAAAGAAAACTGTATATGATATAGCACAATCATTAGGATATAAACCAAAAACAGGAGTTCCAGCTTCTTGTAAAGTAGATGTATACTGTACAGTTCCATCACAAGGTTCAGGAGCTAATGTTACACCAAATTGGTCTTATGCTCCTACTATAAATGCTGGGATGAGACTTTCTACAAAAGCCAATACAGCAACATTTAGAACTACAGAACCTATAAATTTTCAAGTTTCAAGTTCTATAGATCCTACTTATTTTGAAAAATATCAAGAATCTGCAGATGGTACACCAACAAAATTTTTATTAAGAAAGAAAGTGGACGCGGTTAGTGGGAACGTTAGTACAGAGTATATAACATATTCAGCAGCAGAACAATATACAATTAGTGTACTGGGGAATGAAAATATTAACGAAATAATTTCAGTATCCGATAGTGATGGAAATAAGTGGTATGAAGTAATGTCTTTAGGACAGGATACAGTTTTAGATGAAAGTGCAAATAATACCACAAATTCTCCAGATTTAAGTGATTATGCTGGAGATACACCATATCTAATGAAACTTATTAGAACACCAAGAAGATTTGTTACATATTTACGAGGTGATAATAGAACTGAATTAAGATTTGGTTCAGGAGTTTCAGATAATCCTGATGAAGAAATTATACCAAATCCAGATAATGTTGGATCATCTCTTTCTACAGGAGTTTCTAAATTAGATACTACATTTGACCCAAGTAATTTTTTAAAAACGCGGACTTATGGATTAGCACCATCTAATACAACATTAACAGTTGTTTTTGCGCACGGCGCTTCACATACAGATAATGTAGGTGTTAAACAATTATCAAGAATTGTAAATAAAGTAACATCAATACCAAATTCAAGCACTTTAAATTCAGCTACTGTAACTGCTACATTACAGTCTATTAGGGCTATAAATAATGAAGCAGCTGTTGGAGCTAAAAATGCAGAAACATTACAAGAAATAAAAAGTAATGCAGCTGCTAATTTTCAATCACAAAATAGAGCAGTTACTAAGAATGATTATATGGTAAGATCATTAGCAATGCCTTCTAGATTTGGAAGTATAGCAAAAGTTTATGTAGTACAAGATGATCATTTAAGTGATATAGCAGAATCAGTCAGCGATAAACCAGGTGCTTCATCAAGTGATTCAGAGGATTATACACAAGGTGGTACTGATCAAAAAGAAAAATATGGATAAAAACTATGCCTAGTCAAGATAATAAAAACCCGTTAGCATTAAATTTATATGTTTTATCATATGATGGAAATAAAAATTTAACTGCACCCAATCAAGCAACTAAAGAAAATTTACAAACATATTTAGGACAATATAGAATGGTAACAGATGCTATTAATATTAAAACTGCGTATGTTATTAATATTGGAGTTAAATTTTCTATAATGACATTACCACAATTTAATAAAAATGAAGTTTTAGTTAGATGTATAAATGAAGTAAAATCATTTTTTAATATTGATAGGTGGCAAATAAACCAACCTATAGTTATATCTGATTTATTATATAAATTATCAGTTGTTGAGGGAGTTGCTGTTGTAGTAACACCAGAAGATGCTGTAGCATCTACTGCAAATCCTGCTGATAAGCCACAAATAATTATTACAAATAAATACCGAACTGCTGATGGTTACTCTGGAAATGTATATGATATGGATAAAGCATATTATAATGGAATATATCATACATCATTAGATCCAAGTATGTTTGAATTGAAATATTCAGATTCAGATATACAGGGTAAAGTAGTTGGAACTATAGGGGGATAATAAATGCATTATTTTGAATATCCAAGCGTAGATGCTACAATATATCAAGCAAGTCAATCTATGAATACGGGATTGGATCCTATATTAGAGGTTAGGAAAGATGTGAGTGCTACTGGTGATACTGTAAATGTTTCACGAGCGTTAGTTAAATTTGATTTAACCTATATTAGTTCTTCAGTAATAAGTGGGTTAATACCATCTACTGCAAAGTATTATTTAAATATGTATGATGCAAACCCAGAAGAATTAACAACTAGTGATCTTTTATATGCTCATCC